GCATCTTCTCCGACCTTAAGAGTGTCCGAAAGGGTTCTGATCCGACCGTACGTGTCAGATATGGCGTCGCCGTCATCTGGCGTGTCGGTGTAATGAATGTTCCGAATGCGAATCTTGCGACGACGCCATTTCGCGTCGAGAAGATCGGCCAGAATGTCGCCGTCGTCGAGTTGGCGCGAGCTGTCAAATTCAAGCTTCGTCGTCTCAGACTTCAAGTTAGCCTGGCGACGTATCTTGTCCGGCGGCGTGAAGCGGTCGCCAAGAGGCAGGAACGAAGAGCCGCCGAGCGTGACGGCGTCGAAGTCGTTCCAGAAGCGAACGGTCTCGCCGTCGAGAAAGACTTCGACAAACCAGCGAGATTGAAGGGTGGTCATCGGATCACCTGCCGACCTGTGAAGCTAACGCTTCGGCGCTTGGCGAGTTCGCTCCATTTGACCGCGCCGACGATGCGGAACTCGGCGAGTGCTTCGATCCGGCGCGGAGCTGGCGTCGTCGCATGAACGGCAACCGGCGCGGGCCATACTGACATGGTGATCGAACCCGCTGCCGGTGTCGCATCGGCGCGGACCAAGCCCGTCCAATAGCCGTTGGAGGCGGTCCTGTAGCTGATCATGTCGCCCTTCGTCGCCTGTCCCGTGCCGACGCCGGAGAGCGTGACGGTTCGCGACGCGGAGCTGACAGAGGTTAACGCGACGCCGACGTCGCTTGTGATCAGCGGATCGCCTGGGAATTTTCGAAAATGGCGGGGCGCGGTGAATGTGAGATCGGATCCGTCACGCTCCGCCATAAAGACGGCTATGTCGTCGAAGTATGATCGGCGCGACAGGTCGAACTCGAAGTCAACGGTCCAGTGCGAGCGGCCAAGCTCGAGAACGTCGACCGATCCCGAAAGAGTCTCCGGCGTCGTCTGCTGGACAGTCGGCACCCATTCCGATTTGACGATCCCGCGACAGGGTAGCAATGCGCCTGCACTCATAATGTCACCTGCTTCTTTGTGAAGCCGTGACTACGCGAGCAAGTCGCTAAGTCCGGTTCCGCCGATGGCGTGGCGTCGAGTTGATCTTGTCGCGAAAGACTATCGACGAGACGCTGTCTTCTAGCTCCGCGTCGCGCCTGGCGAGTGCGGCCTGAATGGCGTCGAGCGACGCTTGTGTTCCGACGTCGCCCTGAATGATCAAATGCGTCGACCCAATCGAAACAGACGAGCCGCCGCGCTGAGAGCCGAGCGCGGCTTCGACGTTTGCGCCAGCATTGATTGCGGCGAGAATACCCCGGTTCGCCGCCGTTCCTGACGCCGTGATGACGCTCTCCCCGCGAGACAGGTTCGCCGCTATGCTGTCGCTCCGGCCCGTGCCGGGTCCGCGGATGTCGACGCCGCCGTCGGCGAAGTTCGCCGCCGTGCTGGCGATAGTCGCGACGACACCAGCCCCTTGCGCGGCGACAGCCGCCCCCGCCGCAATGTTCGCCGGGAAGGGAAGCGACAGGGCGCGCGCGACGCCGGTCTGAATTGCGATGATCGCGGAGGCAATCGACGCGGCCTTCTCGATTGCAAACAGGACTTTGTATATGCCGGACTGCTCGCCCGCGAAGGTCTTCGCCAATCCCGCCAAGCCGCCGAAGAGCTGCTCTCCCGCCGCGAGCTGCATTTGCATTGACGTAGCGCGGATTTCCGCGAGCTGATTTTCGGTCGCCTGCTCGAGCTCGAGCTTCCGGATCGCGTACTCTTCGCGCGTGATCGCCTCTTCTTCGAGCCCCTCCTTCAGCGCTTCGAGCTTCGCTTCACCAGCCGCGCGAACGCGGTCGGCTTCCTTGTCCGAGAACTCGCCGGTCCCGAGAAGCTCTTCGCGAATTTGGGCGGTCGTGGCGGCCTGCTCCTCTTCGAGCATGGCGATTGCTTCGGCCTTGCGGCCAGCGTCCTTGATCTCTTCTTCGATAGCGGTCCGGCGCGCCTCATACTCGCGCTCGATAATGCCAATCGTAAAGCCTGCCAGCTCGTCGCGCCGGTCCATCAGGTCGGAGATTATGTCTTGTTCCGACTTCGCTTGATCCGCCTTAATTTTGCTCTTCTCGACCTCGCGGTCGACGAAGGCGTCGAAGTCCTTGTCGTCAGCCTCGCGAATATCCGCGAGCTGGCTCGAATACAGGTCGTTAGCCTTCGTCCGGAGCGCCGCCTTCGTGGCCTCCGCGCCGCCCGCCTTGTCGATTGCCGCGAGCTGCTCTTCGAGAACGCGCGCGATCTGCTCTCGCTGGCTTTCGAACTGGCCACGGTATGCGCTCTTTAGATCGTCTATCGCCTTCACGGTTTCCTTGTCGGCTTCCCCTCCGCCGCCCCCGCCGGTCGACGTCGACTTCGGCTTAAAGGCGCTATCGGGAGCTTCCAGAAGACGGCCTCGCTGTTCAGTCGCGCGAGCTAGTGCGGCCTGAAGTTCCTTCGTCAGTTCGATCTCTTCGGCGATCCGCTCGTTCGCCCGTGCCGCCGTCTCCGCGCCGCCAAACGCCTTGACAGGCGAGTTCGCGAGAGCCGCAAGCTCTTCCATTTTTTCGGCTGATTTGGACAGCTCCGCGTTTAGCTCTATGATCCGGACGGTCGCCACGTCAATCGCGCCCTGGCGAGCGGCCTTGCCGGTCGCTTCCATCTCTTCGCGTATCTTGCGATACTTTTCGGGGATCGGGTCAAGGGCGTCGAGAACGTCGACGGCCCCGTCTTTCATAGCGCCGAACGGAGCCGGAAGGAGCGCGTCGATTGCGTCCATTTCTTCGCCGATGGCGGCGAGCTTCGAGCGCGTTCGTTCAAGCGGCGTTTCGGTCTTGCCTGCCTGAATTGCCATGTAGGCAAGCGCGCCAGCGGCGGCGGCGACGCCGATGATCAGACCGACAGGGCCGAACATGAAGGCGGACGCGGCGCGTAGGATCGACATAGCGCGAGCGGTCGCGGTCGCGCCGACTGCGATTGAGTTCAGGCCGTTGACGATAGAGAGCGCGGCTTGCGCGCCGAGCGCGCCAGTGAGTGCCGCTCCGGCGACGATCAGCGCTTCGCCGAAGCCCTCGACGTCGTCAGCGATAAAGTTTATCGCGTCGCCCATCGTCTGCGAAATCCCGGCGACCTGACCGCTTTCGTTCAGGTATTCGCCGACCTTCACCTTCAGGCGGTCGAAGGCGAGAACGGTCGCGTCGGAAGCGCGCGGGATCGTGACGGCGAAGGCGGCGTCGATGTCTTCGCCGCTCTTCAGGATCGCGTCAAAGACCTTCTTGCCGGTCAGCTCGTCGCGCGCCCCCATCTCCTTCAACTTGTCAGACGTGACGCCGAGCCCCTTCGCGATCCCCTCGAAGAGAAGCGGAGCGTTCTCGCGGACGGAGCGAAGCTCGTCGCCGCCGAGAATGCCGTTAAGCGCCTGACCGAGCTGCATGACGCCAGCCGCTTGCTCCGAAGACGCCGCGCCGCCCGCCTTGAATGACCGCGTGACGATCTGGGTCGCCCGGCTCACGTCTTCCTGAGACGCCGCGAGCTTGCCGGAGACGCGAAGAAGGCGCGAGTACAGGTTGACGTATGGTTCTATCTCCGACCGGCTATCTCGCGCCGCGTCCTGAATTTCGTTCAGCGACTTCGCCTGCACTCCGGAGATTTGCGACGACGACGCGAGCTTGTTGTTCAGGTCTGCCCACGCGTCAGTATATTTCACAACTTCGCGCGCGCCCGTGCCGAGTGCAATCGCGACAATTGCCCGGCGAACGTCTTTTGACATTTGATTCGTCGAGTTGGTGATATTGCGGTTCATCTGCTGATAACGGCGCTCGACTTTATCGGCTGTCGTTTCGGTCAGTCGGGCCTGACGCCGCATTGAAGCCTCGTAGCGCTTCATGTCTACGCGCAATTCGGTCACAAGAACTTCTATGTCGTCAGCCATATTTCGCTAGAACCTCGTCAAATTCTTCGTCAGTAGGTGGGGCCGTCGTGGTCACGCCTTGCGAGCGAAGCCAGCCGTCGACCGCCACCGCGTATTCCCAAAGCGAGCACGCCTTGACCTCATCCGGCGAGAGGCCCGCCGCTAGTCCGGTTCCGAAGTATGCGGACCATCTGACTTTGCCTCGGGGAAGGGGCTCGTCGGCTGATCCGCCTCCGGCTTTCCCGGCGGGGCGTCCTCTACGCCTTCAGGCGCTCCGACGATTGCCGCCGACAGGATGACTTGCGCGATCAGTACGTTCTCGCCGAGCGGCCTCTCGTCGACGTAACGCATTGTCAGCTTCAGAGCGTCAGCCGGAGACATGCCGCCGCCGATCAGGCCAAGGCGCATGGTTTCGCGAACGTCGCTCACATGCCACGCTCGACCCTCCAGGCGCGCCAGAATATGCGGCGGACCGGCGTCGCACTTCTCTTGAAGCTCGATCAGTTGTTTGATCGTCAGGGCGAACGAATATT